ATTATGAAAGCAACACTCATAGCATTATACAAATCAATCCTGATTCCAATATTACTTTTCTTTGCTCCTGTAAAGTGGTTAGTATTTTGTGTGGGTCTTGCCACAATAATTGATACTTGTTTTGGTATTTGGAGAGTCAGAAAGAAAAAGGAAACATTCAGCTCTAAATTACTTAGAAAAGGTTTGGTACCTAAAGTTACATCTTATGTATTAATGGTCTTGTTACTGTTCACTGCAGATGTTAAACTTATAAATGAGTTAACTAAAACAATTATAGATGTGCAGTTCATATCTACTAAATTACTAACTTTAGGTTTATTATACATAGAGGTTAAGTCAATTGATGAGTCCTGGGAATCTGTAAAAGGTTACTCATTCTTAGAAAAGATCTTAACTAGTATTAGAAAAGTAAAGAAACTAAAGAATGAAGTTAATGAGTAGAATAACACCAAGAATGCAGACTAAGCAGAATCTTACATTACTTATGCAAATATTGTTAGGTGTAATGGGTATATTCTTGCTTTTAAGTAGACCTAAGCAAGTTTATCCTGTCAGTAAACAAAAGACTATAGAGCGTAGGATTGAAGGCAAGGAAACGGTTATAAATACACAGATACCTATAGTTGTTCAAGACAAAAAACTTATTGCTAAGTTGACTGCAAATCTTAATGATCTTAAGTATCAACTTGAAGAAGTAAAAAATTCAAGAGACACATTTAATATCATTCAGATCCAGGATACTATGATACATGTCTTGTACGCGCGTGATAAGTTTAAAGATGATGTAATAGCTAGACAAGATACTATAATCATAGCACAGAGATACATTATAGATTCTAAGGATACTATCATTACTACACAGAAATTTGATATCAAGAAATTAAAAAAACAAAGGCTAGGACTTAGCATCTATGGATTATTAATGACTGGTGTCGCAATACTTAAATAATGGACGTATTACTACTAGACAAATATGTAGACTTTACCAAGAAATGGGAAGGTGGACTATCAAAAGATAAAGCAGATAGGGCATCTAAGTTTCCATGTCCAACTCCTTATAAAGGTTTGACTGGTTATCATACTAACATGGGTATTACTTATGCTGTATGGAAAGAGTTCTACGGTAAAGATAAAGATCAAAGATTCTTTAATATGTCAGATGAAGACTGGTTTAATATCTTCAAGACATCATACTGGAATGGAGTTAGAGCTGATGAGTATAAATCTCAGAATGTAGCTATTTTTATTACAGGAATGGCTTGGGGATCGGGTAAATCTACAGCTGTAAAATTATTACAACAAGCTTTGATTAACTGCGGTGTATTACCTAAAAATGGTAAAGACGGAGTCTTAGGTAATAAAACTATTGCTGCAGCAAACTCATTAGAACCAAGAGTTCTATTTGATGCTCTTACTGCAGAAAGAGAAAGATTTTTTAGATACATAGGAAGACCTGGCACTAAGAATGCTAAGTTCTTAAAAGGTTGGTTAAATAGATTAGAGGACTACAAAAAAACTTTTAGACCATGAAATACAGAAACTCTTGGAGATCCAAAAATAAACAATGGGACAAATTAGCTATTAGAGCTAGACTAGGCGCAATTGACTTTTTAAGCATAGAAGTAGATATATCTAGAAGCTTTTATATGTTGACAGTTTTAAACTTTACAATTAAAAATAGATAATCATGAAAAACTTTAAAGGACTACATAAGTATGCGCAAGGTGGAGTCAATACTGAAACTTTTGCTCCAGGTAACGCATCTAAAACTAATATGGTAACTGCTAACCCATCTCGTGTACCTGAAGCTATGGCTGGCTTAGGTGACGGTGGTGGAAAAAACAAAGGCAGTAAGAAAGCCAGAAGTTATAACAAGAAGCACATGGCTAAGATAAATTGTTACAAGCCAAATCATTAAAACTTATATCACTACATTAACCCAGGGAAGATAACTCTCTGGGTTTTTTAGGTTTAAATATTTTTGGTTTAAACTTTTTTGTATATTTGCTTAAACTTAAAAAGTATAAAAATGGATAACCAACAAGAAAAAGAAGTAGAATTAACTGCAGAAGAGTTAGATCAGAAGAAACAAGACATGCTTAAATTCTATACTGACTCATTACCTTATTTAGAAGCTCAATCTAAATATGAGAAGTTATTAGCTGAGATTGATGAATACAGATTTAAGAGAACAAGTATTCAACTTCAGTATGCTATGATGATGCAGGAATCACAAAGAGATCAGGAAACAGAGACTGAAGAAAGATATCAGACTGAAGAAGAACCTGTAAAAAGAACACTTAAAAAAGATTAATACACAATGGCATTAGTAAATCAAGTACAGAAACGTGCTGTAATGCCTAAGTGGGATGTGATTAAATATCAGATCTTAACTCACTGTTATCTGAATAAGATTTCAGTGAGTGAGTCTGATCTTAATTGTTTAACTCTCTTAAGTATTACAGGACCAATTGAGATTACACATTTCTGTTATGATGCATCAGCTGAAGAAGATTGGATTTTTAAATCTCCTCAAAGTGTGAGAAATGCTTTAAATAAAGCAGAGAAAAACAATCTTGTAATCAAGGATGTAGATAACAAGAAGTTGATTAAGATCAATCCCTTATTGAAGATTCAGGTAGAGGGAGACATATTGTTGGATTATAAGTTTTTAGGCAAACATGATTCCTAAGAAACCCAACATATTATACAAGGAAATTGCTGAAGAAAATGACATCAGTGAAAATCTTGTGGATGCTTTAATAGGCTTTTACTACAAGGATGTAAGAAAAGAATTATCCGGTCTAACACATACAAGAATTAATATTGATGGGTTAGGACAGTTTGTAGTAAAGGCTAGAACGGTGGATGCTCTTATACTTAAATGTGAGAGAATCATAGCCAAGACTGATAACTATAAGTTCTCTAGTTACTTTAATAAGAAAAGACTAGAAGGTAAACTAGAGGAATTAAGAGCTATTAAAGTTAAATTGGATGCAGATAAAGAAAAGAAACAGGAATTTTTAAAAGAGAAAAATGAAAGGAAAGCTAGCAACAATTTGGAAGAATAGAAAACAGATTCTAGAGGGTATGACTAATACTCTTATACGTGATGAATTTGTTGAAGAGGTGGCAGAACATAGAATGGTTATATGTGATACATGTCCTAAGAAAGATACTATTGGTACAGACTGTCTTGTATCAGGTACACAACCATGCTGTTCTTTATGTGGTTGTTCTCTTAAGTTTAAAGTAAGAGCTTTATCTACTGAGTGCCCGGATGGTAAGTGGAAAGCTTTGATGACAGAAGAAGAAGAGGATAACCTAGAAAATTTAGAAGATGGAGAATAATACTATAATAGATCTTAATAGTTTGCCAGAAACATGGGATCCAAAAGAACTTATTGCTATGATGAAACAACAAAAGACTATGCCTATTTATACTACTGATACAAATACTTATGTAGGTGGTACTCATCAAGGTGTATGGAGTCAGATAGAAGATTCTAGTAAAAGCCCTTTTAGAAGTACTTGGGACTTAATAGAAGAAATAAAATTAGAGAATAAAATATTAGGTATAAGACTACTTGTCTTAGAAGGAGTATTCACAAAAGAAGAAGGTGATAATATTAAAGCTATGCTTACTTCAAATGATGAAGCTTCAGTCACATTAGCAGAAACAATTTTAGAAAATGCAGAACAGTAGAAATATAGTAATACATACAGGTGCTGCAGGAGCAGATAAGATAGGTCATCTATTATCTGTGCACTATTTTAAAAAAATTGTAAATGATATGCTAGATGAAAAAAAGGTTAGTCTAGAAGAAGGAACTAACTTAAAATCAATGCTGAATTCAGAGGATAGAGATAATTATGAAATTGCTGTAATGGCTATAAAACACATACAATATGAGCATAGTATTTAATGCTGTAGATCACAGTTACAAGAGTGTAGATACTACAGAAGATATAAAATGGATTAGTGTAACAACCTTAGTTGGTCAATTCAAGGCTCCTTTTGATGCTAAAGCTGTAGCAGCTAGAGTAACTAAAAGTAAAAAATCAAAGTGGTATGGTATACCACCAGAAAAAATTGAACAGATATGGATCAATGAGGGATTGCGTGCAACTACTCTTGGTACATTCTACCATAATCAAAGAGAGGCAGATTTATGCAGTTTTGCTTCATTAGAGCTTGAAGGAGTTACAATACCTGTAATCAATCCATTGCCTGAGTCAGAGGGTCTTAAATACGCTCCAAATCAAAAATTGGATGATGGTGTCTATCCTGAGCACATGGCCTATCTAAGATCAGCAGGAATCTGTGGACAATCAGATTTAGTAGAAGTAGTGAATGGTAAGATAAACATCATTGACTACAAGACAAATAAAGAGATCAAGACAGAGTCTTTTAAAAACTATGAGGGTATATCAACTAAGTTACAATATCCTGTATCACACTTAGATGACTGCAACTTTAATCATTATGCAATTCAGTTAAGTATCTACATGTACATCATGTTAAAACATAATCCTAAACTTAAACCAGGTAAGATGTTTATTCATCATGTACTGTTTGAGATTGAAGGAGAAGATGAATTTGGGTACCCAATAACTAAGTATACTCCTGAAGGAGATCCTATGGTAAAAGAAGTTATACCAATGGAAATACCTTATTTGAAAGATGAAGTAATTAGTATAGTTAACTGGTTACATGACAATAGAGATAAAATTAAAAAGAAGTAATATGTTTGAATGTAATATAGTAATGGAGAATAAGAAGCTCCGAGAAATGACAGGGCAAGAAAACTTACTATTCCCTCCTTTTGTTTTTGACTTAAGTATAGTTACGGGTTACCGTCAATCAGTAAGTGATGATGGTGAACTAGAAGATTATACTGTAGTTTATACAGAGTTTGGAGATGTATGGTGCATTGATGTTTCTTTTGATGAATTCAAATACACTTTTAAAAAACACGAAGATGATAATAAAACTGTTTGATGTTCAGAATGGTATTGTAGTACCTACTGAACATTGCTATACACTAAAGGCCTTAAAGGACATCATGGATAATTATCCAGAGGATTACTTGAAGATATACTTATATCTATTCTATATGACTTGTCCTAATCCTGATTTGAATCCTTTCTTCTATACACCAGCTATGGACAAAGAAGAACTTATCTTAGATCAGATAGAGGCTGAGTTTTCTCCAGAAGATGAAGATGTATATGCAGCATTAGAATTCTGTAAAAGAATGTATGAAACTCCTACCTCACGCGCGTATGATGGAATGCAAAAAGCTTTAGACAGAATAGCAAGATACTTAGCTACTACTCAGATCACTGATGGTAAAGATGGTAACATTGCACAGATTAGAGCTGTAGCAAAAGACTTTGATGGTATTAGACAATCTTTCAAAGGTGTCTACAAAGATCTACAGGATGAACAACAAAGCAAGGTGCGCGGTGGTCAAGGTCTTGCATATGATAGCTAATTATGGAAAACATTTATACTGACATACCTACTTGGGATAATGGTACCTGGACTACTACTAGTTTTAATTCTAGAGAAGAATGGAGAACCTTTGTCTTCAGCATATTTAAAGAACCTGGTAAATATGAGTTTGATGAAACAAGTAATACTATATTTAATATTGAATCCACAAAGTTTAGAAGAGACAAGGTCTATTGCGTTGCACCTTTTAAATCAAAGGACTTTGTTAATTACTGGGATGATCAAAAAGCAAAATGTAGATTAGGAGTAATAATTAAGTCAGGTACTAAGACTTGGTATCTATCTAGAGATTATTACATGTGGTTAAACTTCTTACCTATCTTTGATAAGGAGCAACAAAAATTTGACTTTGCTCAAATACGTGATGCACAATATCATATGGCATTGTATGAGTGTCTAGCAGAGTTATTCTATCAACATGCAGCTATTCTTAAGAAACGTCAGATAGCCTCATCATACTTCCATGCAGGAAAACTAATTAATCAATTATGGTTTGAAGCAGGGGTAACACTTAAGATGGGAGCAAGTCTTAAAGATTATATCAATGAGAAGGGTACTTGGAAATTCTTATCTGAGTATGCAGCTTTCTTAAATGAGCATACAGCTTGGTACCGTCCTATGTCACCAGATAAGGTGATGATGTGGCAACAAAAGATTGAGGTTAGAAAAGGAGACAGAAAAGCTGAGGTAGGTCTTAAAGGAACTATACAAGGTATGTCTTTTGAAAAAGATCCTACTAATGGTGTAGGGGGACCGGTTAA